AGAGCAACCAACAATACCCAAATCAATCTTGTGTCAGTCATGTCGTCACCTCCTGTAATTTTGATATCGCGATCTCCAATTGCTCAAGTTTTTCAGCCCGAGTAATCAGCCCGTTATGCTGGTAATTTCTTCCTATGTGCGGAGCGATAGCGTTAAAAATATCCACATCTTGCTGCAGATTGCTATGCTCATTTGAGCAGTCATCAATCAAACCCATTCTTGCTGTCAACGATGCCTGGATTGCATCAAGAAGCATTGGCATATTCACTTCATGCTCAAGATCAAGAAACAAGTCATTCAATGCGCGATCAAGAGCGTCCCACTTATTTTCCCTGATCCGCATTGCTACGATTTGGCGAGTAATCCCAAAAATTGGATGTCTCATCACAACACCATCACTTTTACATAACATAACTTATTTACTGAGGTCAAAGTATGCATATAAGCATCAAAAGTTGACCGGAATAATCCATAAACTGTGCGGTTCTTTTTGTCTGCCGTGCGTACTGTTATTTCACATTTCAATAGTGGTTTCATATAAATCTCCGTTTCCATGCTTTCTTAATCGAGTACCCGCGTCCAATCCAGTACAAAATATTCGATATCTGTGAATAACTTCCTTGGTTCATGTTGTGTAGTATGTTCATGGCTTTATCCTTGGTTTTTAACCAGACCGCGACCCCGACCGCGACCACGACCGCGACCACGACCGATCAGACGCGCTCTTGAGCACCGATTGATTTATCATTTCTGTTCCTTCGGAAGTTCGTGCTTCCACTCGAAAACATCTATGAAAGTATCAGAATTGACTCGCATATCGCCAACGATAGGCTCAACTTCAGAGAGCGTCCCTTTAAGCAGCGCGTCCGCAAATCGCCCTGAATCGGCAATCCAGGCTGCGTCTTCAAGCGTGATGAATTTACCTGTGATTGCCTTAATCTTGCCGGTCATGTGATAAGTCACGGTTCTGATGAACACCTTCTCCCCGATCTTAAAAGGCATCGGTTGTGTCGATTCAAGACCGCCACACTCAGCGCCTAATATCGCTTCTATTAGTTTTAGTTTATCCATATTTTTCTCCTTGTATTAAAAAATTCTCCGACTGACCAGGTGATTGTCATCCTCTCACTTAATCATTTGCCTCCTTGCTCTCGGTCTTTTGCTGCCAGTAGTCCTCTGGTGTTTCAAACAAATACTCAAGCCTATTAGGATAGGGACGCTTTGAAATTAAAGCTCTGCCTGCCGCAAACGCCTCTCTCTGTACCTGCTCTAGTTCTTCGGGGGTGACAAAAAAGCCTTCTTGTAACTGCTCGCCGTGAACGAGAGGATGAATCTTCGCTCCGCAACTTCTACACTGTGCCATTTTCTTTTTCCTTTCTAATCAAATTTAACTTTCGATTCGCTTCCGCTGTGCTTAAATTAATTTGTTTAATTATTTTTCTCAGATGAATAACTGTGCGTGTAAGGTAATCTAAACAAGCATCGATTTTATTGGGAAAATTCTCGCTCTCGTAACCGTCTTCAACCCAGTAAACCTCACCATTTCCAATCTCGACGAACTCAACCATTTTTCTCGGCTCCTATCATTGCATCAACCAAAATATCTCTCGCGTGTTCAGCCTCGGCGTGAATTATCCCTGCCCTAAGCACCCAATTCAAAACCGCAATCGCTCCCTCCAGCTCGATTGAAGTCATCCCTATTGAGAGCTTGTAATCTTGCTTTCTCACCTGGATTAGTTGGTCGAAGCTCTCCACAAATATCTTCTGAGGCGTGTTCTCTATCTCCACTTCCCATTTCACTCTCGGCTGTTCTGGCTCCACGTCGCTCCCTCCATGTTCTGCAAATCTCAATCACTTGCTGGCACTGCTCGATAGTAAACATCCCGATATGACAATTTGATTTCGGTACTCCCATCTGCTCACGGAGCCACTTATATCCAGAACCACGGGCATAGACTTTTTTGTAGTCTGCACCACGTTGGCGACGACGAATCTCTAATTTTTTTTGCCAGAGAGGGTCAAAGGCTGCGTGTGCTTTTTTACGCCAATCGCGTAGTTCTTTGTTGGCAAGTGTACCAAGAGGTTTATTTGTGCCTTTGTGAACACCTACCCAGGCCTCACATGGCCGGCACAAGAAAATTTGAAAACCAAGTTCGCGACCGTATGCTTCAATGCTGTCTTCAAGAAACGCATCACGGCCGCAATACTGGCAGATAGTGAAAGGTTTACCGTTCATACAGTGCACCAGCAAATAGTTTAACGAAACGGAATAGTCCGTACCCGTAAAAAAATATGAATAAAAACGCAAGTAACCGCTGCCATGGTTTTAATGGTGAAGGCGGTAGGGGTTCTGGCGTGCGGCGTTGAAATTCTCCAACATTGGTTCCACGAACAACTGTAAATTCCGATTTACGCTTCATGCTGCCTCTCCTGTGTAAAAATCTGGATTTCCTTTCTGTCCTTTTTTGTTAATTTTAAAATATTGGCAACCGCGTTTTCCGTTATACATTGCCGCGAAATACGGTGCCCAATCGTTAGGGACTTTTACCGGCTTCCTGTCTGGTAACCGAAACTCACTGTCGTTTTCGTGGTGATGTCTTATGTCATCAAGGATGTAGACCGCGCTTCTCTTAACACCCTGCACCCGATACTTGTCGCCGTAGAATTGGAACAACTCCCAGATAAGAGACTTTTCAAGTTTGAAGTTTGTTAAGAATGGAACGATATGCTCGGCCACCTTGTAACCGGCATTTAGAAGGTCACCAATTACTTGCTCGCGAGTGTATTCACTCATACTTCCCCCTGGATTAACTTTGCAGTTTCAGGTCGGCTCAAAAGTAATTGGCGTGCCTCATCTCTGCCGATTGTAATGAATTTAACTCGCGCATCCAATTCTGTGTGTTCGGTGTACGACTGGATGAATTCTTTGCGTAACCAAGGGAGTTCGGTATCGACGTTCGCCATCCGCAACGACCGAAACGAAACCCGATTTAAAGCACGTTCACCGGCTACATTACCCTTGAGATATTCACGCGCTCCGGCCTCATTCCCCTGGCTTGCGAATTGAAGAACCTTCGTCCAAACCTCATCGGCATGCGGGAGCTCACCCAGCTTAATCTCGGTTATAATTTTTTGGATTTGTCCGGGCGTCGGGAAAAACTCTCGCCCTGGCTCCTTAACGGCCAAGCGCATTGCGCTGTGAAAGACTTCGTAAGCCTCATTTTGGAAAAGACCATACCAAGCCTTAATCGCCTCACTCGTTAATGTGAAATTCGGGAATGTCACAGACACCTGAGCCAAAATAAGCGCGGTTTCTTTAATGTTCATAATCCGTATTCCTCCCCAATTTCTCTCAGAGCATTTTTTGTCGATTCTAGATTTCGTTCGGTTCGTGATTTAGAAGCGCTTTGAGGGCTCCCCCTTGCGTTCTGTGGTGGGTCAATTAAGTTTACGCACTTGGTTAGGGAGGCCGAGTAAAGAAGCGCACTGTGAAAGTCCTGTGGCCTCCCAGCGTACCTCATGAGCATGGGGTCGAGTGTTAATTGGTTGAGTTCTCGATTTTGAGACGCGAGCTTTGACGCGAACATCGACAACGCCTGCCGGATTTCTGGCGTGTCCAATTCTTTAATATTAATATCAAATACAGTAACAGGATCAGTTACAGTTACAGTTACAGGGTAACGCGTTTGTAACGCGTTACCACTATCATTTGTAACGCTACTGTAACGCGTTACATCTGCGTTACTTTTCTCTCGGTAACGCTCAACTCGGTTTTTAGTCCGCTCTCTTTTTGTCTCTAACTTCTTCTGGTCTTGGAGAACGCGAGAGTTTTGATAAATATCACCCAACTGAGCAAGCATGCCGTGTTCAACGCAGTATTCGAGGATACAGGTTACTTCATCACCACTTAGTCGCATCTCGTAACCAAGCCCGTAGAGGGCATCTTGGGAACACTCGCCATCTGTTGAGCGAGACAGGAGCAAGATACATCGTAGAAGAAACAAGGCTCCATCGTTGCCGTGTCTAAAAATCAACCCCTTAACCTTCGGCTTATCAAAAAAATCAACATCAATTAAAGCGTAATCAAGCTGTGCCATTGTCACCTTAAATTGTGCGCCATAAAAATTAACTGCGCCTCAACCTCGCGCAACTTCACCCGAATCTCGTCTTCAAGTCTTGTTCCTCTGTATTTTACCAAGTCGGCTTGATAGTATTTTTCTTTCTCGCGGAGGTACGCGAACATCTGTCGGAGCGGGTAAGTAGAGAAGCGTGTATAAAGAACAACTGACTTCGGATAGTGTTTTTCCGAGTCAAAAATCATTCTTGTATGAACGCCTCTCATCCTTAACCCAAAACCTACGACTGACTATTCTTTCAATTTCGCCTTTAACTTGTCATTCAACTTTGCTGTTATTGGCTTTTCCTCCCCACCGTCTTGAGCCTTGGTTTCAAACGAGAAATACTCCTCTCGCTTTGCAACACCTTCGCGAATGGCGTGAAGAATTTGTTGGAACTCTACAAGTTCCGATTCGTTAATTGTGTCGAGGCTGTGCCCTAGCTTTGTCTCAAGCATGGGAACGCTCACCCCGATTCTGTCAAAGGTGACGACCAACCGTTTAACAACGTCCTCTCGATTGGTTGAGAGTTCGTTCTTGGATTTCTTCTCGAGTGTAGTTGTGGCTGTTGCCAGCACGTCATCCACTAGGTCGGGAGGAAGAATTTGTAGAATACAATTCCGAACCGCGATTGCACCGTGTTTATTGATTAATTCACGCAAGTCACGCTCATCTGGTTCAACCCACTTAGTAATCCGCCCCTGAGGTGAATCAACCTTGCGTTGAACCAAGCACATAAAATGCGCTTCACTCTCAACGTAATTGTTTGTTTCCGCGTCGTAAGCGAAACCTTTAATGTGCATCTCTTTGTCGTTGCGCGAGATAATACGAACACCGTAGCGAACATTCTGCCAACACCGAGCAAGCTCACGGGCGCAATCGACACTTGGTCCTTGAATTGTTTTACCACCACGGGGGAAGGAGTAAGTCGCTGCCTCGGCCATTGTGGGACGAGAAAAGCTCTTAATCGCCTTCACAAACGCCTGTTGCTCGTTTCTCGGAAATTTCTTTGCCGAGATAATTGCAGCCTGAATCTCAGACTGCTCTCTTGTTACTACTGCCATTTCTCCCGCACTTTGAGGTTGCGCCTCTGGTACGGTCATCATTCCATTTTCCATTGTTGACTCCTATTTAGTTAAGCCGCCTCTATGTGTCTCTCATCTAATTTGAATACAGTTCCAAATCTTTCTAAGAATATTTCCTTTGTAGCTAGTGCGCGCCGCAATTCTTCTTGAGCTTTTTCAATCTGAATATTGAGCTTTCTTACGATTTCACTCTGTGAAAGGCGTGCCTCATCGGGGTTATACGGCAGCATTTGAACGTGCTCGTCTTCACTTTTTTTACTCGCATTAATGTAAACAAACTTCATTTCGTGGCCATCGATGTAGGCCACGGTAATAGTTGGTAAAGTCAGAAAATTATCAAAATCAACAATAACACCAAGGTAAGGCTTATAACCGCTCCAATCCTTTTTAAGGATTTTCACTGTGTCACCGACTTTGTAGCAGTCAATAACTTTGGCTGTCCTCAAATCAACCTCAATTTTTACCCCGTCTATTTCTACTATTCGTTTATCATTATCCATTTTGTTTCTCCGTTTGTTTTAAAAATGAGACCCCAAAACCTTCAAAGAACTCGGACTCACTGCGAGCGTCACGCCACATGCAAACCGCGAGAGCATGCGCCGGAAACCCTAGTCCAAGCCTCTGAAAGTTATTGGGGTCTGCCTTACAAAATAAATCGAACAACGCAGTCATAAACCCTCCAGCCGTTCCCCTGCGCCAGAAGTACAATTCACGCACAGCGTTCGTAATTTCACCGTCGCTTAAGTTACGCATGACTCACCTTTAATTTTGGAAGTGAAAGCCGGTCGTAGCTGTAGGCTGGATTCATCCGCTCGTCTACGCTCACCCGTGTCACCTTAATTAGTTCACCCGACTCAAGTTCAATCGAATCACAGTCACCGACCGCTACCTTAATCTGGTTTTCTAATCGCTTCTTTTCTTCCTCGTAGGACTTCAACTCCTTCTCCAGTGGCTTCGAAAGTTCCTTGAGCTGGTTAATCTTGGAAACCATGTAACCGATTTCAAGCGACTCTTTCTCGGCCAGCTTTCTCGACTTTCCTTTTTGTCTGTCAAACAATTTGCGGATAATATTTGAATCACCGGCGCCGGCGTTCGGTGGAATGTCACGCTGTACCAGTTCCCGAAATTCTTCGGCCTTCTCAACCAACGATGCAAAAAATGCTTCATCGAATTTAAGAGGGACGTCGTTGGCCACCTCTAATAAATCAAGCCCGAGGAAAGGACTTAACACTGCATCGTTGAGCCCAAGAACACCAAGTTGCCAAACTACTTGAGTAACGTACTCGTCGGGCGCGTTCCCGCTTGCCCATTTCTCGGCCTGTCGATATGAGCCTGTTTTTATTTCGAGCACCGTCGGTTCAATCCAGTCACCGAAAAAATAGTCAGGTGATGCAATCGCCCAATCAAGTTCGACGTGTTGATACAGGGCATTTGCTGCCGTTACTTTAACGTCGTGTCGTTTTGCAAAAAGTTTCGCGGCAAACGGCTCAAGCACTTGTCCGAGTTCAGTGTGCGCGTTTCCGTAGAACGTGTCAGGGACCTTTCCCGTCCAATTCGCCCAGACTTCTAAAGGTGATTTGTATTTTGAGAGGCCAGCAATCGCGGCAATATTCGATGAGCTTACTTTGTTCTTTCTCAGCTCAAGCCATTGCTCGCGGTTCTCGGAAATATTTTCAAGCAGGCACTTTGCTGTTATCGGCATGTGACCTCCATGATAAAGAGGGCAATACCAAGGCCGGCGCATGCACCGAGCAAACAAGGTAGAATAGCGGGATTTATGGGTCTTGAGGCCAAGGCAGCGCCTTGGTAGAATCGGCTTCGCTTAGACATTCACGTTTCTCCGTAGTGTCCGGGCATCGCCTGTCTGAGATTAACCGCTCAGATGGGCAAATTTCCCTGTTTCCCACGAAAACCTGAATGTATTTGTTATAACTTTACTTATCGGGCAATTCGCGGTTGCCCAATAAGTACCATCCCAAACTAATACCGACAAGAGTTTTTTTTAATTTTTATTAAGCCCAAAATCTATAAGAATTCCGGGATTTTCAGCGGGACCTCGCATGCGTTTGTCGTAAGCACGAACCATAATGTCGCTACTGTGGCGGAGAAACGTGCTGACGTCCCTATCCTCGAAACCGTTTGACTTTAACAAACTTGCAGCGGTCGCGCGTGCAGAGTGCGGTGAAGCTCCTGGAACACCGAGCTCATCGCAATACTCGAGATAAATCCGACGAATTGTCTCATCACTTAACCGGCCTCTCGGGCGCCCGTCTGTGTAATAGAATGTAAATAACGCGGATGTCTCGTCAGCGCCCTCAGTCTTTCGTTGCGATATTAGAGACGAAAAGCGTTCCCATGCCCACTCAGGCAGACTTTGTGTCTGGTTCCAACCTGATTTCGGTTCGCGCAAAATAAGATACGGAACTCCATCAACAGTGGTGGACACGTCTCCTACGTTCAGCTTTTCAACTTCCCCACGGCGTAGGCCACCGCCAAAAAGTAGCGCTAATAGAGCTCTATCTCGAATTCCCTTTTTTGTATTATTAGCCGGCAAATCAAGAAGTTTTGGAACAAGGTCAAAAGGAATCATTTTTGTTGGCCTTTTTTGAACCCGGCGACGCTTTGGAATCGCATCGTTAATATCATAAAATGGGTTACGCTCTATCTCGCCAATAGCGTGCAAATGCCTGAATAATCGGCGTAGAATCGCGATTCGTTGATGAACCGTATTATCTGCGAGTTTTTTACCGTCGTTGGCTTTTTGGGCTCGTAACCAAACGACAAATGTTAGCGCTCGTTGGCCATTCATTTCCCTAGCTGCTTTATCGAACTCCAGTGAGTCTTTTGTGCAACCGAAAAATTTAGCCAAAACAGTTAAACAACTTTCGTAACATGTTGGTGTGTTTCCACCTTTAAGCGAGGCAAACTCGCGCGCACGAGTAATGAGCATCATTTTGTTTCTCCGTGATAGTTTGTTTGATGCCGATACTTTAGTTTATTAGTTATTAATGCCTTACTCTAGCACTGAAATTACAGCACTTTTTAAGCATTAAATCCTCTAAGCTAAAAGATGCTACCAATCTTTGTGCTTGCAACAAGACGGCCAAATATCGAAATTAAACTTCCGACGACCGTCACGATTGGTGTTGCACCGCCGATTGGTAACTTACCAGCCGATTCAAGGTAACTTCCAACCGCTCCCAGAATTGAGAGCACTGCTCCCTGAATCGTCACAGACTTAATCGCGCTTTTCTCTTTCATGTTTCCTCTTAATTTTAAAAAAACCAATGCCCCATTAAAATTCCCCACAATAGTGGAATCCATGGTCGTTCTTTCGTTTTCTGAATCATTATCTGACTTATAGTGTTCTCAGGAACTCTATCTGAGTATAAGACGACATCCCATAGCAGGATAAGACCCGTCGAGCAAAGAATTATGCAATCAACTATTTCTCGTTCCATCACTCAGGTTGAACTTCATCGACTTTGCTTAAAGTTGTAACGAGTGTGTCTAAGACCACCGTGCTCGCGTCAAAGGCAATTTTAGCGGCCTGCCCTCTTGCCACCTCGACATTGTAATTTTGAATTGACTGACGAAGAAATTTTCGAATCACCAGTGTTGCAAACTCAAGTTGAGTCTCCGGACTCTCCTCCGTCCATCCGTGATTTCGAACAAACGAATCTAATCCAGAAGTTAAAGTCTCATCATCACCCTCAACGCGTAATACTAATGCCATAATTATTCTCCTATTTTAATTTTCAGAAGTGAGTGTTGCTGTGATTGCGTCAAGTGCTCCCGCAATTTGCTCCATGGGATTCCCAATCTTCATTGCGTTGTATTCCTGAATCTGTGCTCGAATAAAATCCATCAGTACCTTCTTTGCCATCTCCGTCTGCGTTAAATCATTTCCCTCCTGCCAGCCGTTATGCCGTACAAATGAATCAAGGCCGAATCCGAGCAATTCATCGTCACCGTCAAGGGTCAAAATAATTTTCATCAGTAATCACTCTCTAAATAATAACGGTACATATCCAAAATCACAGCGGCTGCCGTGCCGCCGTTGTTAAGATAGAAATGAGGGGTCAAGAATGTCGTCGCTGCTGGAATATCAGTCGTTAAACTTCCGGACACTTCCCCAGCAGCATCAAGTCGTTTAACACGATAATAGATCGTTGTGTCCCCTGGCTTACAGAACAGCACGAGCTCATAGATTCCTTCCGGTTGATTTTTGACAAAGTCTGAACCAAGGTCGATTTTCGTTGCTGTTCCAGACCCATCATTTCGCATTAATTGCAAATTGGTATCTGCCGCGTCGTTTCCAACCCAGATGCCGTTGACCAATGTGCTCGGTTCAATTGTCACCGTAGTGGCGGCCACAGATGCCCACAAACCGACTGCCAGACGTTGTGTAGCAACGGAGGATGACACGCCAAATCGGAACACGGCGAAAAATCCTCCCATGCTTCCGCTACCGGGAAAGCACTGAGTTGCTGCATACCTTAACTCAGAAGCGCTACCAGCAGTCGCGGCGCTTGTTAAGATAGCCCTTGAAGTTGAGCTTCTAAGCGTGCCTGCTGCAAGTGCCGGATGAGAAACTGTACCAACGGCCGTGAAGGCACCCATTCCGAAATATGATAATGCGGTAGCTGACCCAGGAGATGCGATAGCCATGCGGTTGCCAAAAATTGCAGGCTGCAACACGTTGTCAAGGCCACTTGGCGGCATAAACTTGGGTAGTGACCGTCCTGCTACACTTTTAGAATACAGGATAATTCCACCCGTCGGAGCACTCGGGTCGGTAGTGTTGTTTAACGGCAACGAATCGAAAGTTCCTGACAGCTCAGAAAACGAAAGGGAGTTCCACGCTGTTGTGCCATCTCCGATTTTATACTGACCGGTATCGGTAACAAGGCCAAGCTCCCCTTGAGCAAGCACCGGATTGGCTGTAGACCATTGAGAGGCTGTTCCCCTTCTAAATTGAATAATTGCGCTCATGGCGTACCTCCGTCGATTGTTGCTAACGCACTGCCGGCGCTATAAGGATTACCTCCATCAATGTTCACCAGTGGTGCATCTGCCCCCGGTTCCCCCGTATCTCCCTTGTCCCCTTTATCACCCTTCTCACCTTGGATTCCCTGAATACCTTGGATTCCCTGAATACCTTGAATTCCTTGTGCGCCAGTGGCTCCAGTTAAACCTTGAATTCCTTGCTCACCTTGCGGACCAGTGGCACCGGTATCACCCTTATCTCCTTTTTCCCCTTGAATTCCCTGCGCCCCCGGTTCCCCCGTATCTCCCTTGTCCCCTTTTAACCCCTGGATTCCCTGAGCACCTTGAGCACCGGTTGCACCAGTTGCGCCGGTTGCGCCGGTTGCGCCCGTTGCACCTGTTGCACCCGGTAGACCTTGAGGTCCGCGCTCGCCAGTTTCAGCTATTGACACATTAACTATCTCCTCTGCAGGAGTGAGTTCAATGGTAGGAATTTCATTTCCTGCAATGGAAATATTGGGAACGGTAATCGCGTCTTCAATAACGATTATCATTCTGGTTTATCCTTGAGAATTAGCTTTCCAGCTAACCATGTCCTGGTATCACCGCCCGCAGATGTATATTCAACTTCATATAAATATGAACGAGCTTTAAGTGTATTTGTTTGCGCCGCAGAGAGTTCGATTGTTATGACATTCAAAGCTATTTCAAGACCAGGAGCCTCTTCTAGGGTAATGAGTGCATCACTCTCTTGAGTGTCGCGAATATATAGCTTTACTGCGGCGCCAGTAAAATCCCAAGCACTTTCAGCATCGTTTGTCACTGTTAGCGCACGCCGAAACGTATCGCCGCGCCAGACAGTAAAGTCCACGACAGCGGGAAGGCTTGAAGATTCATTGCTCATAAAGGGATATTACGAGCAGTTAAAAATCCTGACGATACCCCTTACTGTCTAAAACCAGGATTCACAGTCCCCTGCTTCCGACCACCCGAACCGCTAATGTAAAGGTCTAGCGGTGATACAAGATTCCGCATTATTTCATGCCCAAATTGTGGAAAATAATACCGCCAGCGACCATCTTCAAAAGGTTGCGCTCCCCCGCTTTTAATAATCGACCTGTTTCCTTGGCGAAGCTCCAGAAACTGAGCTTTATATGGCACGATAAAGACGGGCTTCAATTCCCGTGATGCCGGAGGCACTGTGTGTTGGTCACTCTTTGGTTTAATGGTGAAGTTTTTTGGAACCTTAACTGTACCTTGATTCGTATGTAAGAAAGCTAGAGCCGTGATTAGCTCGTTAGTAGGCCAAAACCTTCGCTCAGGTCGTGGTGTTTTATCGTTTCTGTTTCGACGACCATTGTTTTGAGAAGTCCAATAGGCAATTACTTTTGCATGCGCGAGTTTATTCTTCTTCTCCTGAACCCTTGAGTCATCAAACGCGTCAAGTCCGTCCCAACCGAATACAATATTTCCGGCTGGTATTTTTTTTGGTATCTCGCCGTGAAACTCGTTCCAGATTCTATCTGTTGAGTCTATAAAGGCACCACGACCCCACGGATTATTCACATACACACACCGCTGAGGAATAACGGCGAGCACTTGTTTTGCAAGCTCTGTGGCATCCTGTTTGTTTAATTGGTGCTCTGTTGCCCCAGAAAAAGCACATGCTAGGGATGGATAACGCTCTGTTAATTGAGCATACCGCTTTGCTTCGTCAATTATGCCCGGAAAGTCTCTCCTGCTAAAGGAATGAGTATCGCTCCATTTAAGATTGTACTCGATGAACGGAACTTTTCCTGTATCAAGTGTTTCGCGTATGGCCTCACGTGAATCAGGACAGAACGTATTCGTGAATATAACCATACCGAACCCACGAGGATGTGAGTCGCGCATAACCTTGGGATACTTACATCCACCGAGGTGCGCTATTGCAGGAATTGGCTGAGCATAGGCCGTTACCGAAATTAAAATCGTGAATAGTAATCTAACCAGCATATTCTTCATGTATCTCTCCTGATTTAATCATCGAAATAATTCTTTCACTTCTTTTTCCGACCTGTTTTGCCCAGAGACTATCGCTGAGGTGAAGTGCCGCTGTTTGCCAGTTTGCTGATTTTATTGCTTGTATTGTACGCTCAAACTCTTTGAACTTAGTTGCACCAAGATTAAAAAGAAGTGAGTGCACTGCAAGCTGTCTAGCTATAGGCCAGTTATCCACGATTTCTTGACCAAATATTGAGCAAGTATCTTTCCAAGCAGTCTCAATATCTTCATCGAGCATCTGAATTGCAGTAGCTTTTGAAATTTTTAATAACTGAAGATTTGCGCCAATAAACCTCCCAACACCAATCGTCCAAAAATTATGACTATCTTTATAAGGATGGAGCCGTAACCCCTCGTCACGAATAAGGATTCGGCGTGCTAATTCATTCCACTGTTTTGTTATCATCACGCAAGTCGTTTTGTTTTTTTTGAACACCACGCTCGATTTCGAGCATGTCACCGAACTTCGCTTTGCCACCGTCTCCGAGTTCACGGAAAAGGAAAATTGAAATAATCAGGAGAACTGCAACGAGCGGAACGCTCCATCGTGAGTTGCGAACGAGTGCACTGTTCGTTTTTTCGATATTTCCTAAGTAGCTTTGCATATTTGCAAGTGAACTCGCCATTGAAGTCGTGTTCGCTGCTGTCGTGCTTAGATGATTATGAATTCCTGCTTCGATAATGTTGAGTCGCGTCGTGTGCTGCACCTGTGTTACCTCAATACGTTTGACGACATCGAGGACAAGTGATAACGGGATAGAACAATTTGTATGACATTTACTTTCTTCGTTCTCCACTTGCCCTCACAAGACACCTATTACTTAATCTGAAGTGCTTCAATTCGTTCGATGTACTTGAGAATTAGACGAGTTTGAGATGGATGAAATCTTGCTCCCTCGTGCATGAATAAGTCTTTCAGTAAATCAAACTCAGATTCCTCAAGATTTAATTGGTCGTGCTCCTGTGTATCGAGCTTATTCAGGATGCGTCCATATGTGCGTTGAACAGAACCTCCAATACCCTGCGGATACCGGACTTGGAACGCTGCGTTGATAATGTTTTCAAAAACAAGCGTAAACCCTGCTTGCTCAATAAACTTCTGCTCGTCAGGATTCATTCTTAACTCTATCGGGTCAAACCCGTACTTGAATATTTTCATTGTGCCCCCTTAAAGATATTACTTCTCCAAGGTGCCAAGAGTTTTACGGATTGGCGATACCCATCAGGTTATGCTTTTAAAGCAACCCAATTCGTAGAGGAAACCTGAAAATATATAATGGTTTGAGTGGTTGAACAGGTCTGAGAATTTCCGGAGCCGTTAATTGTGTGACCAGTCGGAGCGTAGACCGTAAGAGTATTTGCTCCGCCATTTCGAACTACGATTGGACCAAAACCAGCCCCGCCGTCCCAGAGCTTCACTCCTGTACTAGCTGCTACCGTGGAAACAAAGTTCACGTTCTTTGTTAAGAGCGTAGCGTCTGAGGCAGATGAACCGGCTGCAGAGACGGCATTGTCGGCTGTAAATACCATTCCCGTGCTGTTCTTTTGGAAGACGATATTCCCGCCATTCGATGAGTTCTGCGTAATATTTCCCGAATTGTTTATATCCCACATCACGGCAGTGGAGGCGTTAAAAAATTGAATTTTGGCAGACGAGTGACCGATAACCGAGTTAATATGCCCGGTTGATATTGCACCTCCCCAAATATTAACAGCGCCCCCGTTTGCATGCTCATTTCCAGAGAGCTCAATAAAAGAGCCACGCCCGACGGCATTTGAGCCGCCTCCCGCAAGAATTAATAACTTATTGTCTGTACCGTCTGACGTGTTTTGCCGAATAATTCCACTCGTCTTACCGAAAACCAAATCTCCACCGTTCGTCCCATCTTGGAGAATGTTTCCGCTTCCGTCGAACGACCACCGCAAAGAAGCATTCGTCGTAATACGGATAAGCGCCGATGAGTGATTCGTTTCGATGTCAACATGACCAGCGGCAACGGCGCCACCTAATAAACGGGCACTTCCATTTGAGGTTGAATTTTCATTTCCATAAAGAAAGAGAGTTGCGCCGCGCGATACATCTACATTTCCTCCACCCGTAATAATAATTCGTGCTGAGTCGCTTCCATCAGATGTTGAGGCTCGTATATAAGCGTTCGTTTTATGAAAACTGATTTCCGCATTGGTACTATAATTAATTCGGAACGATTCACTGTTTGCGTTAAAGGAAATATATGTACCAGATACGTCGCCCGTCACTAAATCTATGCGCCCGACATTAGCATTTTCGTTTCCGTATAGGGATAAGTACGCTCCACGTGAACTCGCGACAGAACCTCCACCGGACATTGATAAGGAGGCATTATCCGAACCGTCTGACGTTGTTGCAAAAATACTAAAGGCCGTGCTGTTAAATCGCACAGACGTTGCAAGGTAGATGCTTCTAAAGGCAAATGATGACGACCCAATGTCAGTTGCATTATTTGAGGCCGGTGGATTAGCAAACGAACTTCCACTTGCAGGCTTAAAAAATGTTTCGGAACCCCTAAACATTATTTCCTCACCTCAAAGTATACACTTCCGCTGGCCGCGGCTGCATTTCGTTTCATATACAAGTCAGTTGCACCGTGGAGGATTGGAATAATACGTGCACAATTTGAGGGAACAATCATGTCAGCCGGTTGTCCTGCTCCGTTCCAGTTGAAAAGCATAGCAACGTCAGTTTCGTTAAAAATCCAAACGGTTGTGCTAGTTGCTATATTGGCAAGCCCTGCGTCTGCGTAATCAGAAGCGAAGCTAGAATTCACTGTTGCGTAGCCGATTGTCACTAAATCTTCTTGTGCTCTGATTCGGCAATCGCTAGCGGGTAAGCCGTTACTATCCGCAATGTCGCCGTCATTCACACCCTCAACGCCATGAATTAATTTTATGCGTTGATACTTAACTGAAGAAATTTCATCCGCGCCAACGGTTGCACCAGAACCAGGAGTTACCGCAATATTATCAGCCATATTACCTCTAAATCGTAATTACAAAGTTGCTCACAAGGAAAGGAGGATTATTTGCTCCTGAAGTCATATCTGCGTTCCCATCAACTCCACCCGTAACAATTCCAATTCTTCCTGCGAAATTTCCAGAACCGTGGGTATGAACTCCACTAGTGTCCGTTTTATTCGTTGTTCCAAGTGACTCAACTGTAATTGAATGAGAGTGCCCACCGTCCGAGACGTTAATAGTGTGAGAGTGATTCCCGTTTGTTAATGAGATGCCTGTCGTATCACCGTTTACTGTAAAGGTTTCATTCGTTCCACCTGTTGATAATCCAGTAGAAGCGCGTGTCGAGCTGTAACCACCAGTACCACCACTTTTTAGACCGTAGGTATGAGAGTGTCCGGGATCGTTGACGGTAATGTTCGTGCTGGTTGCAGTTGCAGAAATTCCTGTCGTATTGCTTCCTACAGAGGCCGCATGGCCGTGAGCAATATCAATCGTGGTCGTATGCGTACCGGATGAGGTAATATTCAGGTCAGACCCAGTTCCCATCCCATGATAGTGCTTTGGTACTGAGTGAGTATGGTCTATAGCACCTCCTGTCCCTCCAAGAGTGTTTCCTGTTCCTGATGCTGCTTTCCCGAGGGGAAATCGTTGTCTGTAATCAGGAAGGTTGAATGTCGTAGAACCGTCACCTGCACCGAAATTCGTTCCAATAATGGCAAATAAATCAGCGTAAGTCGTTCGTGACACAGCGGTGCCGTCGCACATTAAATGACCTCGGGGAGCAGAGGAACCACCATACATCTTAATCAGGCCGGGAGGCTCCGTCCTTTTCTCAACCCATGCTGACCCACTCCACTCCTCAAGGACGCGGTTCGTTCGATTATATCTGAGAGTCGATGTAGGAAGATTCGTCTCAGTGTCGAACACCATTTTTGCACAAGAAACGTCACGGTCTTTTAAAAAGTCCAAGACGTCTTCAAAGTAATCACCAACTGAGGGAGTATTAAAATCCGTCACGCCTTTACCCCTCTAACTGTATAACGAACTTCGATTGAACCAACTGCTGCTCCTGTGTCGGCTCTGTAGGTATAAATTGAAAATGTCGTTGGATTAGCAGCGTCAACAAAATCATAGACAGCCACGATGCCATAGCTTGCATTATATTTCGGTGTAAGGTTGATTGCTGAGACATCAATAAATTCCCCTGTAATATCGACCGCGACTGTACCAGACCCGTCTGTCGTGGCAACTCCTGAGAGTGTCCCCTCTTTTGTGCTAAGTAAGACTCTTAAGTCCTGTACTCGAGCAATTGAACTCAGGTCATCAGGTACACCGTCTAACCTCACTTTGACATAGCGGAAATTGCTGGCATATACCCGTGTCGCTCCGCTTGCATGGTCTGTCCATGAGCTGCCGTCTGTGCTTGTTGAAAGTAGAGGCGTAACCGTTACATTCCCGTCAATCTGAGTGAGTGAATAAGAGAGCGTGATGAGAGTGCTGCTCGTAATTAAACTTCCAAAATCGTGCACGAACTCGACATAACCATCCTCGCCTGTAGGTTGTAGGTAATACAGATAACCGTCATCAATCTGGTCTTGAATCGAGCTCCATCCGTTTAGAGTAAAATGGTCTGACCAGGAACGGCCAAGCACAGGGATGAAAATATTAGGCATAGGTTATCCCCAGAAGTAGACCAATAGGTTGCCCAGTAAGCTCCGTGTCTCTGTATGGTGTCCCCTCAATCAAGACCTTGTGAATTTCAGTCACGTCATCAGCGTCGAAGGTATGGTCTCCGAGAAAGATAAAGTCAGGAGGTTCATCAAGAAGAACCGACACGCTTACTTCAACTGACTCATTGTCCGCAGAGTCAACCGCTACAAGCCAATAAGTATAAGACCCTCCCTCAAGTTCAAATTGAGCTGCAAAGGTTCCACCGACATCACCGAGGAAAGTAGCACCAGCAAAGAGCGTTCCTTTATAGAGTCTATACTTTACAACGGGTAATGAGCCACTCGTTGCAGCCGTCCACCTGAGCAGAGCGTAATTATCAAGAGGCTCAACTGCTAAGTTTTGTGGGCTTCCCGGGAGCACCACTGTCACGGACTGGCTTGACGGTGTGCCTAGATTAGATGCGACGTCGCGCGCTGTAACCCAGAAAGTTCTTACACCTCCCCATGAGGCACGAACACGGTAGACTGTTCCCTTAATCTCACCTAAAACGGTTGAACCGGCGTATGTATCCCCATAGCGGATTTCGTATGAATCAACTGCAAACAGACCCACGCCGGGCGTCCACGACAGAACAACATCAGAACCATCAAAGGAAGAAGTTACAACGGGAGCGCCCGGACCAGTGACGATGACGGTTGCCGAGGTTGCGTTTGTTGAATAGTTCCCGGAAGTATCAATCGCTTTAATGAGGAACGTATAGTTTCCAGCGGTCTTTAATTCAACGCGATGTTTTGTTCCCCGCACCACTGTGACAAGCGTAGAGGACGACCAGGACGCGCCAATGCGAACCTCATACTCTCTTACGTCAACATCAGAGACAGCTCCCCACTCAAGTTGAATACCAAACGAATCAACCGAACCACCGAACGTAGACACATCACTAGGAGGTACTGACTTGCCGAGTACGATATGGTTTGACTCAGTGAGATATGCACCGAGTACGCCAAGAACATTAACAGCACGAACACGGACATCGTAAGCAACATTATCCTCAACATCCAAGATATAAGTGAACGTGTTGTCGCCGGGAACATTAGTTATGTTCTGCCACGTTGAATCTACGCTTCGCTTGTACTGTACTTCGTAGTGACCGCCGTCGGTAATAAATTCATCGTCAGGGGCAGTCCACGTAGCTTTAATGCGAGAGAAGACTGTTCCATCTGCTCTAAGATAAAGTTCAGATGTTCCACTCGTTAAGACCAGAGCAGCCGGTGTTCCTACGGTCAACGGATTGGGAAGGTTCGTATTCGGGGAAAGGTCTACCGTAGTTTCTTCCGCGCTCCATGTATAAATTCCTGAAGCTGTTTCAAGTAATTTTACTTTTACGATTAATCCGCTTTCAATCGTGTCCTCGATAGAGATGTCTCGAACTTCAAAGACTTTACTCGTCCAACCGAAACGGGGAACAGTGAGCGCGATTGTGTCACAGAGCTGAAGATTTAGGGCACGCGGAGAGAGTTCGACCTCAACACCTATTCCCTGGCGTATTCGCTCAAGTTCAATTTTTGCCACCCGTTGACACTGGCTTGCACTTGTAACGAAGTCCTGAGGTATGTTTGCCCAGACTGTTCCCCCGTCCTGCGATGCATATCCTGAGTTTTGAACGATTGGATAATCTACTTCGTTATAGTTTGCTGACGGATTTACATAGGTTCCTTTCACTGCATTAAATCGGTCACGGCGAGGAATAAGTGTTGTCACACTCACCTCACCACGGAAGTCATCTTCTGTGAACGTCAGAGACGGTGAACGGTATTGACCTGGATAGAGAAGCCACTTTCCAGCCTGATATACGAGGTCACCGGCAATGGCCTGAACCATCTGTTCAAGGATATTTTGTGGGGCTTCGCTCGTATCAAAGACACCGTTAATTGAGTAACGTGGCTCGGTTCCACCTGTCGTTAATGTTACTGTCTCATCACATATATCAGCAGCATCAGACCAATTCGCTACATCCATATCAGCCAATGGAACACCGAGTCCGTATTTCGTGTCCATTAAGAAGTCGGCAATTATTAGAGCAGCGTTTTGCGTCCAAGCTGTTGTCGAGGTTCTAAAGTCATAACACTTTTTCCCACGCACGAGAAAAGAGGCTTCGGGCATTCCATTCGGAAACATGGAAGCGTTCCAGCGACAAATAAGATAACCGTGAGCGCATCCTCTTTGTCTGTGGTCATCGCTCCATATTGCTGAACCGACTTGTGCTTGTAAGTCTTGAATTACGGTTTGATTATCTCCTCCGTAGTTTATTGCCAAAAACACACGACTATCAAAATCTCCGATCGCCCAGCGTGGGTCTAAAGGATGTCCAAATACAACTAATCGGTCGTCAAGGTAGAGACTTTCAACGGATTGAATTTCGTGACAAGCGAGCGTGATGATTTGATGCAGCCAAGTTCCACCACCGTTTCCAAGTGAGTTTCTATCTTCCTGTTGAACATTCCCCGTTCCATCACCCTCGCCTTTATGAACACGGACAAGAGCGTTCGTTGTGGCATCGGCTTGTACTGCTGCAATAACTTGATTAGCTGTGCTTTGAGAAGTTCCCGACGATGATTTTACTCTTACGTTTATCTCGTTTCCGACTGTGTTTACAGTGATACTTCCTTGCGTTCCTGTGCAGGTGATTGTGACGAATATAGAGTTACCGCTGGCTCCAGCAGCTTTTGCTATCCAAACTATCTGATTATTCCCGCTCCCTGTAACGAGATATGCTTTTGAGTCCTTACTGGTTTCAATGTAAGTATAGACACCACCGACGCGCATTTCTCCATAGATAACTTGTCCATCAGATGCCGACTCACGAACTGAGACCTCTTTTCCTCGAACTTGTTTTGCGCGAGTGCTATCGTTTTTCTTTTTCCCTTTGGACGAAATAACGTGATTACCATTCGGAATATGCGTTAAACCGCCCGATGGTGTGCGATAAACTCCTGGTGAAAGATAGGTGTTTCCCGACATCCTTAAATCCTAATTACATTCTTTCTTGGACGTTCTCTCTTGCGCCTGATTGATTTTGGTCGTTCAGCTTTACCCCAAAAACCATTCCAGTCTTCAAGTTTTGGCGTGTACTCAAAACCACGGTCTCCAGCAAACAACGCACGCTGATTCTCGTTCGTGTATCTAAAATTCTGTGGTCGATTAAGTCGCGCAAGATATGTTTCACAAAGAACTGTGACGGTCGGATTCGATGCCCTGTCCTCGATTACTGTGCTATCGACTTTGCCCTTGAATAGAAGTAACGGGTCACTCACCAATGCCCCTGAAGCATCCAACGCCCCAAGCCAGACATTTGCATCAAGGTTCTGGTCTACGTTCAGTAGTGCAAGCGAGATAAGCGTCGGAGACACCCCGACCAGTGGAATCTCAACTCCTACGGCACGCACTTCTGGTGTTTCATTAATTGCGCGAATCGGTTTTAACCATCCGTTTCCGAGATATGTATTTCCGTCCCACGAAATATCTCTCATTAAACTATTGAGGCGAATCGTTGTTGAAGTAAACCCGATTGAGACAAGCATCACCGGCCTATAAGTAGAGGCTGCGAACTCAGTCTGTAAATCAGTTTCAACTACCCTGCTCACAATGCCTCAACCGCATCAAAGGTTATTGTGTAAAGTTCTGTATTCGGGACATCAACGGCACGAACTTGATTTGTTGCAAGTCTCCATAACCCGACTGGATTGTTTGTTTCTATAACTGAATTGTCAGCGTGTCCTCTTAACGAAGGCCAAATATCGAGAGTTGCATTTCCTGAGCTGTCAGAAGAAACATCCTTGATATTCATATAAAGGCGTGAATCAATTTGAATGAGGTCTCCAGCTTTTAGAATGTCGCTGCTGTTCGGCCAATTATCGGTGACCAAGACATAACCAGTCTGAGAAGCCCCGTTCACGCGCGGTGTATTTCCACCGGGACCGGCTCCAAGAGGTTCCCCGAACGTATTGGGACCAAATAAGAATGTGCCGTATTGTCCCCTTAAAGAGGCTATAAACGCGATCCAAGGGGCTGCCTCCTCCCTGTCCATTGGGTCAAAACCGACGGAAATCCCCCAGGAATCACCGCCATACGAGGCCACCTGTGTCTGTCTCGAGTATGGTGAAACCCCTACTCCATTGACATTATCGAACAGGAGCATGACGGAGCTTGGTGCAAGATTGTTTGGCGGTATTACTGGATAGCTAATTGTCACCCTCGTTCTCCCATCTGTTGAATTGCATTAACCGTGCGCCTCATTGTACGGCCTTCAATCGCTGCCATTGCGTTCATTACATCTGCTTCCACACCTCGCTGCGCGTTTCGGGCATCTATATTAACCGTGACAGGCGCAAGGTTAGCGCGCGCAGAACGTCCTACGGCTCCAGAATCAGATACCGCTGCACTCGTTCTCGGAGGAAGTGACGGAGCACTCGTTGATGTTCCTGCTGTTGGATTACCAATCAATCCAGAGTCAACGGCTGCCTTTGTTGCCTCATCCATGTTTGAGACGAAGTTAATTTCAATAGTTTTTGAGTCCGGCAAGTCAGTCATTATTTTTGAGATGTTTTCAATGCTCTTACCCATTGCATCCCACTGGTCTGCTATTGCTTTGTTTCCGCTATAAAGGTCAGCAATTACACCACCGACGACTCTGTCCTGAGCGTTTGCTAGTGCATCAAGCGTTTTAATACCGCGCTGCTCAAGGGCTTGCATGAACGCATCCGCAACGGCAGGGTCAGTACCTTGTTCAAGCATCTTCTTTTTAAGGTCGGCTAGAGTCTTACCACCTGCCTCCAGTGTTTCAACTGCGGTATCGCGCACACCCTTCAGAGCCTCTTGTCCGCGACCACCCGAAGCAAGGATTTCATCCATTGCTCCCTTAACATCACCAACCGCTTCAAGTCCGGGCTTAAATGCTTCTGCAACACCTTGAAGGCTTACTTCAATTTCGTGCCACGTTTTGTCACCAGACTTCCCAATATCAACGAACGCCTGTTCAATTTCCTCAAAAGAAAGTCCGAGCTTTTGAACATTCAAACGTGCAGCATCTACAGTTCCACCGAGCGCCTCACCGAGTAGGTATCCTATTTGACCAGCAACATCCTCAGTTATTCCATTAACCTGTTTGAGAGCTTCACCAAGACCGAGAAACGTAGACTTTGCCTTACTACCCCATGAATCCATCTTCTCTGCCCAATCAGCAGGAAGGCTTGACTGGTCAAGGTTAAAACCTTTCGTGGATTTAATGCTAAAACCATTCTTTGAATCCCCGACCATGATAGTCGAGAATTTCCTTATCATTTCCTCGATACTGCCCGTGAGTTGATGGATAGCAAGGTCTTCACCGTTTCTTCCCTTACCGAATAACCCACTGGCGCGCGCGACTTCTGTGAATCCGGAAGATGATATAGCACCGGAGACACGAGCAGCCGTTCCAACTGCGGAGGTGTCATTCTTACCTGACAAAATGTTTTTAACATCATGCTGCATGAGGTATGCACCGGCAGCAGCAGCAGCTACGGGAACAAGAGCAGCCATAGAAAGCCCTGCACCGGCTCCGGCACCGAAAGTACCGTTTGCCAATCCCGGCCCATAAATACCGGCAGCATGAGCAGCAGCAGTGGTAGAGGAACCACCGAGCATCGCGCCGAGGCCGAGTTTATCAAAAATTGCACCACCTAGACCACTGGCACTCGTTATGTTTCCTAATCCTAAATCCCCTAAAGTTGTTGCAGCTAATTTTGCAGCGAACCCGACCGCGACTTGTTCAAGAGCGTCTTGAAGATTAAAGGTAACTCCAGTGATTGCATTTTGAAAAAGGCTCTGCCACATTCCAATGCTGGCTTCGTATGCTTTCTTCTGTTCATCTTCTTCTTTTTTCGCATTGTCCTTGATGGCCTTTTCCATGCCCTCGTTGTACTTGTCGATTTTCATCTGAGCTTCTTTCTCAGCGAACTTCTCGACATCAGCGAGAGGAATACCGTTGGCGATTGCTTCCTTGTGAGCGTCTATAATGCCTGTTTTATAGGCGTCCTTTAACTTTGTAGCGGCAGCTTGAAACGCAGTTGTATCAAGATTGTTAATTGCGCTTTGAATTGATACTTCGATTGCGTTTGACTGTTGAGTGTTAATCTCTCTTGAGAAAGCATCCTTGGCAGCTTGAATCTTCTTTGCTTGTGCTTCTAGTTCTCGTGCAGCAGCATCACGGAGACGTTTTTCTTCAAACTCTTTTTGTTTGTTCGCTGCTACCGTGGCAAGCTGTTCCTTTTCTGCGTTAGCGGTAACAATAGCAGCCTTTTCGGCTGCGATAGCGTCATCAAATATTTTTTGTTTCTCTGCTGCTGTGGCTTGAAGTTGTTTGAGTTCCCTGCTTCCGTTAAACCCAAGTGTTTGAGTATAATTTCTAACTGCTCTCTGAGCGTCTTCAACTTCACTTTGTAGTCCGGCCAGTTTCGCGCGTGAACTGTTTCCGAGATAATACTCAGTGATGTTTCCAATATCCTTAAACAGACTAACGACTGACGGAAGAACAGTGCTTGCTAAATTAACTAACAGGCTTGCAAGATATGCAATGCTTTCGCCCGTTCCCTTCCAGTCCACACCTTCTAGTGCAGTTGTAAGGTCACGCCACGCATTTGTTAATTCTCCGCTACTATTGACTGCAATCCCTAGATTTTTCAATCCATCATCGAGCGCAGTATTGAACGCAGCCTGCGCGTTACTCGCGGAATCAAGTGACGGTGCATACCTGTCAATAGTCTCTTCAAGTTGAGCAAAGACGGCATTTTGTATTTCCGTCTTTCCTTTAAGACCATCGAGAGCGAACCCGAATGGTTCAAGCCCTTTCGATTTTCCTTTTCCGAGTGCCTCAGTGAGCTGATTAAGAACCTCACTCGTGTCCCGACCAGTTGCATCAGCAAATCGTTGTGCAAGTTCAGAGAGCCGGCCAAAATGGTCGTTAAACTGTGGTATGCCACGAATCAGGGCTTGGTTAGCGGTAGCCATTAAATCAAAGGCACTCACGGTTCCAAGCGTTGCCTTCTGAGCGTCCTTTAAGGCCGAAGAAGAACCACCGAGAGCTTCAAACGCATCCCGTATTGAACCAACCTTTTCCCCTTGGTCTGCAAGGCTACCGAGTGCACTGGTTAGTTTGAGAACTTCAGGAATAACAGTGCGAGCAATATCGAAAGCGAACATCCCTTTAAGGGTATTGTTCATGGAAGAAACTTTCTTCTGGAAGTCACCGAGAATAGAAACGGCCTTCCCCATGTCTTGAGAGAGTTTCGCCGTGTTCGCAGCAATATCAATATTCAGTTCGGCGACGGTTTTCTTCTTAGCCATTCACTTTCTTTGCCTCCATGTAAGCGCGAAAGTTTGCCCGAACATCCGCAGGAGAGGGGTTCTTCACATTGCGTGACTCTTTGTGTTGAGGAAAGTCGTCGAATGGATGAGCACGTTTCATACCGCAAGCACTCCTAATGAGCATGGTGACTACCCCTGCGCGATAGTCCTCTCGTTTAATCTGCTCGTTCTTGCGGTCTACCAGTGCGAAAAGTTTTGCAGGTGTGAGCCTCCAGAAATCTTCTTCTCGTAAACCTAACTCTACGACGGAGAACGAAAGAAGCTGTAAAAAATCCCAACCTGAAGATTCACCTTCTACTTTTTTTGGGAGTTGTTACCTTCTTTAACTTCCGGCATAGCGTTCAAGAACGCCTTGTTCAGCACCCTCCCAATCTCAGCAAACTTGTCAAAGGTCATCATCTTGGCAACTCTGTCGAGATTTTTCTGGAGCGTGGCATCCGGTTTTCCGTCAATCACTTCTCCGTCAAGGTCTGGTTCGTGTGCTAACAGGCCAGCCCAGAGGAAGTGAATCATGTCCTCCGGTTCCCGTGAATCAAGGTCACCTTTGAGAATGTTCTTTCCCGTTAGTCGTTTGAATTTTAGAAGCGAGTACATAGTGAACTGAACAGTGAATGTTCGGCTCTCCAATTCTATCGCCTCAGAAGGGAGTGCTTTGCTATCTGTGTTCATAATTATGCTACTGTTATTGCTCCATCTACGGTTAATTGAATTGAGTAAACATTGAAGCCATCAACCTGACCGGAGAACGTAGCGGTTACATACGCATAGAACGTATAAACCTCTGCGCCCGTATCAAGTAAAGTGATTTCAAACTGACTGCGCGTTCCGTTTTTTGCTGCTGTAATAAGAGCAAGATGAACTGTGTCACCAGAATCATAATAGATGTCGAATGTGACAGGAGTTTTTTCTACTATTGAAACTTTGTTAAACGTGTCCTCTGACCCGTGATGTCTTGCTTGTATTAGTACGGGAGAGAACCCCGGACCGTTAGGACCGTTATGAACCCCGTCAATCGTTTGAAAGCTACCACCAGTGTAGAGCTTGGTTAGAATTCCGTGTGCTGCTGTAATTGCTACCGTCATAGTTTATTCCCCTTATGCTACTGTTATTGCTCCATCAATCGTTAATTGAACTGAATACACGTTAAACCCATCCACCTGACCACTGAATGTCATCGTGATATACGCTTCAAAAACATAAGCTTCTGTACCTGTATCAGTGAGCGTAATTTTGTATGTTTTTCTGGTTCCATCTTTCGCTGCGTCTAAGAGCGCCCCGTGCGTTGCATCATTTGAATCGTAGTAGATGTCAAACGTGACCGGCGTTTTTTCAACGATGGAGACTTTGTTGAACGTATCCTCTGAACCGTGGTGACGAGCTTGAATTAATACGGGAGAAAAGCCCGGGCCGTTGGGACCATTGTGAACGCCGTCGATTGGGGTGAATGTTTCTGGAGGACCATCATCGTTGCCAAGCCCGATAACCACCCCATGAGCTGCTGTAATTCCGACGGTCATATCTTAGTCTCCTGCGTTAAACTTCCCGATACATAATAGCGACATCAATCGCTACCTGAAAAATCGCCATATCTTCATCAAACAAGTCTGTCTCGTTTAAGACCATGCTGCGGAAAATTTTCTCGCCACTCACTGTCCCTTTCCATCCGTGTAGTGCCGAGACAACGGCTGCTGCAACTTGCTTCACCGTCTTAGGGTCTTCCGCAAAACAGCTAAATTGGAAAGTTCCTTGTGCTGTTTGATTGGTTCCATTGTGGGTCAAATCTCGAACGTCGGTCGATACCCTGTCGAAAGAAATTGCAGGGAACGTCACCCCTTGAGGAAGGCGCATTGGGTACACGCGAGACGAAACCAGTGCTGTAATACCGGCGGTCGTTGTGAGCTTGGTAAAAATGGCTGCATCAATCATGATTTAGCCTTTATTTTTGTGATTTCTTTTTCTGCAAATTCTTTTAGTGTGTCCGTAAAAATATCCACCACTGATTGAGCCTTAGAAGCAATGGCGCCGCGCATAAACTTGCGCCCGGGGACATGGCCTCGGCTAGTGGGTTTTCCTGCCTTCCCTTTAATTTTGTGTCCTGTATGCACAAAACCATATTCGATAAACCTAGCGTGCCACGCATCTTTGCCGCCGACCGTGATACTACCAATATACTGATGTCCCTTTTTTCTTACCTTATATTTGATTGACGCCTTGAGGTGACCGGACTTTACAGGTACGCGACGAAGGACTTCCTCATGTACTTCTTTTCCGGCTATTACCATTGCCTTACGTTCTATTTTTTTCCCAAGCTTTTCCGGCAGTTTTTTGAGCATGGCTTTTATTTCCTCTGCTCCATTTAATACGAATGTCTCTGTATCAATTCCCTGTCCAATTATTCTAGTCATGTGCCCTCATAACAAGCTCAAGACCCTCATTGCGTCGCATGTTCTGCACCACGCGCACATTCTCAATGTCCCATGTTTTGCTGCGGTAGACGGCTCTGTTTTGAGCAGTTACGTCGTTACGGTATCGAATAAAAACCGTTGCGTACTCTGTAGCCGTGTCCCGACCGGCTTTAAGCGTCTCACTTCCCTTCTCAGCTCTTACATCAGCCCAGACGGTGGCGAGCGTTGTCCATGTTTCTGAAGGGTATCCAATATCATTTTGAGCAACGGTCTTTTGTTGTATTACAAGCCGTTCTCTGAGCTTGCCCGACCGCATTATTTTACCTCGAGGAAACGATAGGGCATTAAGATTCGGCGAAAGGTAACGGGAACTTCATTCACGGCCAATCCTGCAACGAACGGTTCTCGGTGCTCGAACCAGTGCGCTACAATGTGCTTTATCGCAAGCCTGATAGCTGCTGGAACATCGACGGCATCATCTCCATACCCACACACAAACTGAATCTCTACGGGGTTAATACGGTCATAAACACTCGGCCAGCTTGCGCTTTGTGCGAGAACGATTCGTCCTGGTACGTCAACGGCATCCACCTCATAATTAGATGAAGCCCACGTCGTAAGAGTATTGTTTTCGTCGTAATATTTAATCCAAGATACTGACTGAAGTTTTGGAAACGGAAGTTTAATACAATCATGCGACGGAAAATCGTCGAGGTAGAGTTTCCATGTTTGCGTGATTAATGCCTTCCGAAGAATTTGTTCCGCGATTTCTCGCGCTGCGACTATCAGTCCTTCAATAAGACTGTCCTCGTCGGTATCCTCAATTCGTAATTGATTCTTAATCTCGGAAACAGAGACGGGTTCTTTCGATGGTGCTGTAATTAATTGAACCTTCAATCCCATGATTCTCTCTTAGCAAAATAGTGAGCACCCCCCAGAGAAAGAGTGCTCACTTAGTAAAGGAGAAAATTCTACGAAATTGCTGATGGCAATGACGAACCTGATCCAGAGTACCGCGCACCATAAAGCAGGATTTCAACTGCTCCATTCACAGGGTCGTTCACTGCTTCAGTGCACTTGAGGCGAACAAACGGCTTATCAGTTGGAAGCATCTCTGCATCTACTTCGATAAGATAGACCCTGTCAGTCGCGGGAGTAGAATCAAATCCCGATGAGGTTGCTTTAACAATTGCTCCAGTATCGTCTCCACCGGCACCAGCACCATCTCCACCAACGCTATAGCGAAACGCTACTGCTGTGGCACCAGTTCCACTCACATCAGAACAGGCTTCAACGGTAAATGTTGCCTTACCAGTTGTTCCACCTTCTTGATGAGCAAGGAAACAAACCTTGTCATAAAGTTTAGTGTTTACGATGTCGGTTGCTGGATTGGTGTTCCAACGGTCTGCCGCTGGCGATAGGCCTTTTACTACTTTGATTGATTCGATAAAGTTATTCACTGTTATTCTCCAAATTACAAAATTAAATTTGTAGGGCACCCCATCGGGATGCCCCAACGATTAAGCGCGAGCCTGAAGCGTTACAAACGGTGACAAGGTATTCGTTCCCTTGGCCGGTGTAAGAGGCGTTTGAATCCACGGTTGCCCGTCTGCGCGATAGGTGAACTTAAACACCATTTCGTCATAGTCAAAGCGCACGTGAATGCTTGTTTGTTGCTTGATGTCTCCCTTGTCAATCCAGAGGTATTCGCTCAGGTCGGCAAGGACGATGTCACCAAGGTCACCAAGGGTCGCGCACTGCTCGATTGGCTGAACAGGTCTTCCCCATAACTGGTCAAGCGGTTGATTAGCGAACGTCCCGGCTGGGAAGTATGCACCAAGGTCACCAAGTGTTAGTAACTGAAGTTGAGGTTCTACATCTTGGTTAATAAACCAGACAGAATTTGCCCGATTTACTGCAAGAAGCCGCGCTCTCATCTTTGCAAGGTTATCTTTGACGACCGTATCTGCTGCCTGTCCTGATTCCTTATTTACAGTGACAAGGGCACCACTGTTCATAATACCGATAGGCTTGGCAGAACCATCTCCGTTAAGAATTGCATCATCAACGACATAGGCCATTTCCTTGCGGAAGGCGTCGCTTACTATGGAATCAAGGAGAGGTGCATCTTCAAGATTTTCCTCAGTAATGTACGCCAAGCCCATCAACTTATGAACTTTCATGTTGATTTGTCTGAACTTTGGCTTCTTCGGTGTTACAGTACCACCTTCACCAACCCAGAAAACCTGAACTCCACCATAGCGAGAGCCGGTTACTCGACTTGATTCATCAATTGCATTGATGGAAACGCCATTACCAGAGATTGGAATACGGCGAACCTTAGAGGCAAGGATACCAGTCTGGAAAGTGCGCTGAAGAAGTTCAGCAGCAAAATCCTTTTGAACAAAGAAACCACCTTCTGAACCAACACCTTCGTTCAGTCCAGTAGCATCACGACACTCGAATAATCGAGCGTCACGTCGTCCACCAGGAAGCCCAGCTTTAGCAACGGCAGTTAAAAACTCGCCGAAGCTACGCCACGGATTAGCGTTCTGTTCTGTAGCTTTTTGAGCTGTTTGTTGCGTTCGTGTTTCTCCTGCTGGCTCTGCTTTAACAGTGTCAGAGCTTTGAGTTGAACCAGAATTAAGAGACACTAAGGTATTTTCACGTTCAATGCGGCGAGTAAGAGTTTTGACTTCTCCGTCAATCTCGTCCCATGTCCTTTGCTCATCAGCATTAAAGTCGCGCTTTTCAGCGTCGGCTTTATCTACGATTTCATTCATCTGCTTAACGTAGTCAGCACGCTTTTTGATAAGTTCTTGAAGTTTAGACATGATTCCCCTAAATAAAATTACACTTGTTACGATTGGATTTTTCTAATTCCACACCGCTAGGGGCATGCAGCTTGGCCTGAATAATTGGAACCACGACTTGGCGCAGTATTATTCAGAGCTGTTATCTTTTTTGAGAATTATCAGACGGGATAGTTTTCACCTATACCCATAAGAATTATTTTTTTAGTAGCCGAGCAATTGAAGTTTTCGGCGACGATTCTTGTTCTGTGTCTCGACTGTATTACAATAAGACTTCCATACATCATCGGTTGAGCGCATTTCAGTGCTACGAACACCGGCAGATGTACCTGGATAAGCTGGAAACGCGACTAAAGAAACTTCAAACAGGTCAACATCTAGAAGTTCACGATATGATTTGCCGTTCTTAATACTCCACCTGTCATTCACAGGAATAAAACCAAAGCTCATTCCGTCCACGACCTTTGAACGCACCCATTCTAGAGCTTTCTTTCCATCCTCTGTCTCAATGGGAGTTAATTCAATGCGAAGGCCGCGAGAATCCTCTGTTAATTTGAGATTGCCGGCCTTTGTTCGGCCTATAATTTTGCCCGTGTCATGGTCTAAAAGAGCACGAACATCACCGTCCTCTCGTAGTGTTCTGGCAAAAGCTCCCGGGCGAATTACCTCACGAAAGAAGCCAAAATCAACGGAATCGCTGTCAAAAACAGCAGCGTAACCGACGATCCTAGTGCTTCCATCGTCACGAGTCTCAATTTCAAGCGGAATTTCAGTGCAGGAACGAAGTTCTTTTTTCATCTCTATACATTCGCTGAATTGCTTTGAGTTACCAATACCCGTTGAATTTCTTGAAGCAAGAACTCTACTTTTGAGTTAATATTTAAGTCTTCCCGTCTTAATCCATTTTGTATGTACGTCTCGAGCACGTCATTGCCAAGTTTTTCGATTTCGTCATCAGAGTTGAGCATCAAAATCCCGTTTACCACCGGAGCCAGCCCTTCACGTATTACTGGAACGTGCTCCTCGAAAGGTTTTTTACTTTTTTGAACCCTCTCGACATATCGCTCGACTGTCTGTAATAGCACAGGCTTAAATTCGGTTAATCCGGTAAGCGTGCGCGAACTTTGATTGTCGGTTGATTGTGCTGGAGGCTCTTTTGAAGGGTCTAAAACTGGCTTCGGCTCAGGCTTTGCCACCTGTTTATCAATTACCTCGTCCAACCGCTTTGCATCTACCATGTTCATCGGGATAAGGTACTTTTCCCCCTGTTGCTCAGGTAACGGGTCAAGGTTTTCAAGTCGTCGAACATCATCTGCAGAAAGCCAACCCCATTGACGGCCGATAGCGTATGACTGGTAACGACTTTGAAGGTCTCCGCGAAGCAAAGCGTCAACTAAGAACTCCACATAATGAGTCTCGCGCTCGGCATCATCAAAGAGACGAGCTCCTATTGCTTGTTCCCACCGAGTAAGCCAAGGAAGCAGTGAGTCAATAACAAACTCAAGCGCCTGATGTTCGATATTCGAGAACGTGGCGTGTTTCATGTACCCGATTTTGTGCGGAGGAACGCCAAACCACCTACAAATTTCTTCAATTTGAAATTCACGGGTCTGGATGAACTGAGTGTCGTCAGCGCTCATACCTATCTTTGTCCACTTCATTCCTTCTTCAAGGATGAGCCATTTCCGAGCGTTTTCAACTCCACCGTGATTTTCTTTTAGACTTTGACGAAGGTTTTTTAATCCTTCCTCTCCTAATTCACCCGGATGTTCAAGAGAACCGGCTGGTTGAGCATCGTTTAAGAAGGTTCGAGCACCGAATTCTTCTGCAGCAAGCGATAAACCGATTGATTCTTTTGCATAAGCGATACATGAAATGCCCACCACTCCATCGGGGCTTGGTCCGCGAAGATGAAATACATCATCCCCCGGAAGAACAATTCGAACCCCTTTATTATTGGTAAATTCATATTTCATTTCACCTGAATCAAGCAGGATTGGTTGTACTCGTGTCGGATTTAATGGAACAAGCTCGCTGATGTCGCCGGTTTTTAAATTGTATTTTTTATACGCATAGGCATTTCCTCTTAGTAGTACATGTCCCATCATCATTTCTCGAAACTCAAACGAGGTCTGCCATTGATTCGGTTTATTATGGAGAAGTTTATAGAGGGGATGTTTTGTGTCGCGCGTACGGCCATCTCCGGTTCTCTTGTAAAGAAGCAACGGAAGTTTCGCAACCGTTTCACTTAAAAAACGCACTGACCTATAAACGGCGGCGCATGTTTCTGCTTTCTCTGCGGTGAATACAACTCCGCTATTTGTTATTTGAGACAAGCTCGCTCCCCAGAACCTTTCGTCATTAATTTTATCTCTCTGAAAGAGACGACGAAAAACAGAAAGTATTTTCATGTTACTCCAAGATATATAAGGTATTGACACCTAGAAGGAGTATAGGGGCTGGTTACGCTCTCACCAATCCCCTGCGCGCATAAACTGAAATGACTGGCTCTGGAGCGATTAACAAACGGCCAACTGCCATGACAGAGGCAGTTACGCCGTCGATTCTGTCCCCAGAGGCCGGTTTAAAAAGGCGAATTCTTTCGAATCCATCTTGAATAATTGCTGCATTGGAAAACATCCACCTCAAGACGGGGTTATTCCCATGCCTGAAGCGCTCATTCTTAATAAGCTCCTCCGTCGCAACGCATGGACTATTCATTGCCGTGAACCCTTGACCGTGTTTTACAATTTCAAGTCCATCGTCTGATAAATCTTGTAAAAGCTGGTGACCATGTGCAGGGTCGGCTGCAATTTCAGCAATATCGAATTCTTCGCTCAGTGCGTTAATGTCGCGCCGGATGTAATCGTAGCGAGTAACTTCTCCGGGCGTTGTATTTATCCAACCCTGGTCAGCCCATTCGTTGTAGTTCACCCCGTCAATCTCAGAACGCGTCTTTTTCCCGACTTCTGGTATCCAAAATTTCATCAAAAGATAAATGTATTCCTCCCCTTTTGGCATCGTGTCGTCCATAAACGCGAGTGCAAACGCTGAAATATCACCCGATTTTCCAAGGTCAAGTCCACCAAAACACCGCTTTTTCTTGAGAAAATCTATATTTATTTCACCGTCACAGTTCTGATATTTTGAAGCCGTTATCCACTTTGTTGCTTGTTCAGTCCAGACATTTAACCGTTTTGTCTTAAACGAATTCTGTTTTTGTGCGCTCTGTTGCGCTTTTTCAAAGTCTTTTTTGAAGCCTTCATAGTAAATTGAAATTCCCATATTGGGATTCGCTTTCCAGTGCTCGGCCTCGTCCTCCCACTTCTCAGGGTCGTCAACTGTTGCGATAAATCCGAAATATGATTCGTTCTCAAGCACTTGATTGAGAATTTTAACGACTAAATCCCACTCCTTTTTGCACGGCGATGAAACATCGAATCCTGCGGTCGTAATTGTAAGAAGCATTGATTGCCGTCGTGCACCTCGTCCGTCGTCGATAACGTCATACATGTCGGACGTTTTATGCGCGTGATACTCGTCGATAACTCCACAATGGGGAGAGAACCCGTCCATCGTCTTAGAATCGCGCCCAAGAGGTTGAAAACGCGCGCCGATTAACTCCGAAACAAATGATTTTTTGAAGCTTTTAATGTACGGATTAAGTTCGGGAGAGAACTCAATCATTTTTCTCGCCATATCCCAGACGATTCGCGCTTGGTCTTCCTTGGTCGCGCAAGCGTACACCTGAGCACCGTATTCACCGTCGGCTAGGAATAAATAGTCCGCGATTGCTGCGATGAGAGATGATTTTCCGTTCTTTCGCGCTACCGCTATAAAGGCATCACGGAATCTCCGTGTACCATCAAGACATTTCCAACCAAGAAGTGGCCGTACAATGTCCCACTCCTGCCAGTCACTTAACTCGAATGGTCGTCCAGCCCATTCACCGTCGATATGGCGTAGTTTCTTGATGAACTCGACGGCTCTTTCCGATTCATTCCAATCGAAATAATAGGGGAAATTAGGGTCGTTTCGCGCTGCTCGCTCTAAATCACGTTGATGGCGCGCCCTCGCCTTGAGTACATAAGCACTCCATGGGATGTCTCGGTAGTATCCTTTGCCCCAATTTTCGGGCTTACCGTCCCACTTAAAATCATATTTCTTTAAGCCTCTCACCCACGTTTCCCGAAAAGAAATTCAAAAACCTCATTTTGTTCACCCTTCTTCTGTGGTGTTACGTTTATTGAAGCTCGCGCAGCCGGTGTCATTCCAAATTGTTGTTCAAGTCGAAGTAATTCTTTTGGAAGCTGGCGAAACTCAACTGACTCCGGGAGTTCCTGTAAGTACCGGAGCCTCATCGGTGCATTAACCCTTATTTCGGCCTCAGAACGCTCATGGAAGATGGGTACATGGGTCTGCCCTGACTGTTGTATGCGATTTGCTGCAGCAATCCATCGTGCATATAGCTCGCAGTACCGTCTAAACGTGTGAACATCAAGCTCGGTGAAAAGATTAAGGCGTTGAAGCCTTGGCACCATATCTGTCCAGATATTTTTCGCTGCTACGCTTAAATCTGCCGGCGGGTCTGTGTCTTTTATGACTACTGGTTTGACTTCACCTTTCGGAAGTTTTGAACGACCTCCTGGAGCTCCTTGAAGTATTTTTAGCTCCGTCGGTTTTTTCGGTGGACCTCGCCTTCCCATACGACACGGCAATCCTATTTTTTGTCACGACCGAATTCTCGCTCGTATGCTGATTGAATTGCTCTGTATATAACCTGAGTAATATTTTGTCCCCATAATTCGCAGAGAGCTTTGATTTGCTTCAAAACTATCGGAGGGGCGCGAAATGTTACGACCGGATGACTTTTAGGGGCTGTTTTTTCTTCCATGTCAAGAGACTAACACACATAGCCCCCGTCTGTAATACCCACGTATTAAAATGGGGAGAGACAGAATTGCCCCTCCCCGTATCGACATCTACTAATGATTTTCCCAGAATTTTCTCTCAATTTGAGCATACTCAGGGTCATCACCAGTAATCATTCTTACAGACTTATATGCTTTTGCTGAGTAGATTCCATGCTTACAGAATAACTCCTCACGCTTCGTATCCACAGAGCATTGCTGGTCAACAATCTGTGTCCCGTTTGTAAGAATTAAATGCCAGAACGCTGGCTTAATTCCTTGCGGAATGGTTGCATCACGAGTGTACGCTTTTATCTGCTTGTCTTGAATTTTGGTTCTTAAAGCAGACCAGAACCCCTCCGCATGAAGCGGAGAGGTTGCAATCATTGTAATTATAAGAGCGGGAACTATCTTCTTCATAATATTTCCACCATAAAAAGAACAAACTCCTGTAAGTCCTTTACGAACATCACGAGGCCATACGAACTCGATGAATAAAGAATATACTTTTGCCATTCCATGTTACTTACCTCCCGTTGAATTATCGTTCATTGCACCGGCAAGGCGCTGCCAGAACGAAAGTTTTGCGTGACGTTTGCTTATCTCGTCCTCTTGAAGTTGACGATTAGCAAAATATTTACTTTCATTTTTCGGCTCGACCATCGTCTTTTGAATCCCGATAATGGTGTCACCGAACGCCCTCATCCCTTCT